TTGTACCAGATGGCAAGCTGACTTTGGGTTCTACACCAGTAGCCTCTACAGCAGCAGAAATTAATTTAATAGACGGTGGCACTGCAAGAGGTACTACAGCAGTAGCAGATGGAGATGGTTTACTTGTAAATGATGCTGGCACAATGAGAATGACTAATGTTACAACATTAAAAACATATTTTCAAAGTGGTGTTGGTGTAGCAGCAGATGATATTACAGCAGGTGACGCTGCAGTCACACTTGGTAATGGAAGCACATCAGCAGATGTTACAATAGATTCTGGTGATGATATTGTTCTTGACGCAGCAGGTGGAAATATAGAATTTAAAGATGCAGGAACTACACAATTAACATTAGATATGGATGGCACAGGTGGTGCTCAAGTAATTCAATTACGTGTAGACACTGATGATTTAATATTTAAACAATTTGATGGAACAACTGTATTAACTTTAGATGATGATACAACAGTTAAAGTTGCAACAGATTTAACAGTTGGTGATGATTTAACTTTACTATCAGATTCAGCAGTTTTAGGTTTTGGTGCGGATACTGACACAACTTTAACTCACACAGATGGTACAGGATTAACTTTAAACTCTACAAATAAATTATGTTTTAATGATGCTAGTCAATTCGTTCAAGGATCAAGCGGAACAGTATTATCTTTAGGTGCAACAGATGAAATAGATTTAACAGCAACTGCAATAGATATTAATGGTACTTGCGATATAAGTGGAACTTTTTCACTTGCTGGCACTAATGTTACATCAACAGCCACAGAATTAAATAAATTAGATGGTGTGGGAACATTAAAAGAAGCTGGAAAAGAAACTATTTGGGTTCCTTCAAATGCCATGACACCAACAACAAGTAATGGTGCAGAAAGAGCAACAGTTGAAACAACATCAGGAAGACCAGATATGCAAGTTTTGGATTTTGATAAAGATAGTGACGAGTTTGCTCAATTTGCTGTAGCTTTTCCTAAGTCATGGAATTTAGGCACGGTTACTTTTCAATGTTTTTGGTCTGGTTTAGCAGCTACTACTGGTGTTGCTATATCATTAGAAGGTGTAGCAATGAATGATAATGAAACTATTGATGTTGCTTATGGAACAGCTGTAGTTGTAACAGATGACGCACAAGGAGCTGTTGAAGAATTATTAGTTACTGCTGAAAGTGGTGCAGTAACAATTGCAGGAACTGCAGCAGATAATGATCTTTGTTATTTTAGAGTAGGTAGAGATGTATCTGATGGTAATGATGATATGGCAGGCGACATGAGATTACATGGTATTAAAATATTTTTTACAACTGATGCAGCTAATGATGCTTAATTATGAGAGACTTAAATAAATTTTATTTAACAAACGCATATGGTAAAAGTTCAAAAAAACCGTACAACAGAGGTAAATCTTTTGGCTATCAAGTTTTAGGATTTGGTTCTGGAGTTTCAGCAGGTAGAGCTCCTTATGATATTTCTTTTTTAGTAGTAGGCGGTGGTGGTGCTGGTGCTGGGGTTAGAGATGGAGTAAATAGTAATGCTGTTGGTGCTGGCGGAGGTGCTGGTGGTTTTAGAACTGCAAGTGAAACAGAGGTTGCTATTGGAACAGTAATTACTTGTGTTGTAGGTGCTGGTGGTGCGGCTTCTGCTGGGCCAGGTAGCGGTTTAGGTGGTGGTGCTAGTGGATCAGCTAGTCAATATTCTGGTACGGATATAACAACAATTTCTTCTGCTGGAGGCGGAGGAGGTGGTTGTAATGGTACTGATGGTGCAAATGGTGGTTCTGGTGGAGGAGCTGGAGCAACAGATGCTAGTGGTGGTGGTGTAACTTTTGGTGATGGTAACACTCCAAGCACATCTCCTTCTCAAGGTAATAATGGCGGATTAGGTTTTGATGGTACAGTTGCTAGAACAACAACTGGCGGTGGTGGTGGTGCTGGAGCAGTTGGTGGAAATTCAACACAAAGTAATACACCAAATGCTGGTGGAGCTGGTGGAGCTGGTTCTGCAAATTCAATTACAGGAAGTTCAGTAACTTATGCTGGAGGTGGCGGTGGTTGTTCAGATAACGCTGGTAGTGACACTGGAAATGTTGGAGGTTCTGGTGGTGGCGGTGCTGGTGCTATTGCTTCAACACAAGCAGTAAATGGCACAGCAAATTTAGGCGCTGGTGGCGGCGGATCTAAAGGAGCATTAGGAACTGGTGTTGGTGGCGGTGGTGGTGCTGGTGTCGTTATATTAAGTGTTCCTACTGCTAGTTATTCTGACACATCAAGTGGCTCTCCAACAGTTACAACAAGTGGAGCAAATACAATTTTAACATTTACAGGAAACGGAACTTACACCGTTTAAAAAATTATGGCACATTTTGCAAAATTAAATTCAGATAATATAGTAACGGAAATTAATGTTGTTGCTAATGCTGTATTGGAAGATGCTGATGGAGTAGAACAAGAGGCTTTAGGAATTACTTTTTTAACAAATTTTTCTGGTCACAATCTTTGGAAACAAACATCTTATAATACACGTGATGGAGTTCATGCTTTAGGTGGTACACCATTTAGAAAAAATTACGCTGCAATAGGTGATACTTATGATGAAAGCAGAGATGCTTTTTATGGACCAACACCTTATGCAAGTTGGGTTTTAAATGATGACACTTGTCTTTGGGAAGCACCAGTTGCTAAACCTGATGATGGAAAAGAATATACATGGAATGAAGATACTACTAGTTGGGATGCCGTATAATTATGCTACAAAAAGTTAAATTTGCACCTGGATTTAATAAACAAGTCACATCGACTGGTGGCGAGAGTCAATGGGTTAATGGTGATAATGTTAGATTTAGATATGGCTCACCTGAAAAAATAGGTGGTTGGGCTCAATTAGGATCAGTTGATATTACTGGTCGAAACACTGCTATTCACCATTTTATAAATACATCAGGTATTAAATACGCTGTGCTTGGTACAAACAGAATTCTATACGCTTATTCTGGGGGTATCTTTTATGATATACATCCAATTAAAGCGACAACAACTTTAACATCAGCTTTTTCTACAACTAATGGGTCTACAGCTGTTACTATAACTTTTGCATCAGCGCACAATATAAACAAAGGTGATATTATATTATTAGATAATTTTTCATCTATTACTAATTCTAATTTTGCATCTGGTGATTTTGATGACAATAAATTTCAAGTTACAACCATACCTACATCTACTACATTAACAGTTACTATGGATTCTGCTGAATCCGGATCAGGTGCAACTACTTCTGGTGGTGTTCGTGTTAAACATTATTATCCAGTCGGAGTAGCCTTAGAGGTTGCATCAACTGGTTGGGGACTTGGTTCATGGGGTGGTATAGAAGCTGGAGTATTTACATCAACTCTTTCATCATCAATTAATACATCGGTTACAACTCTAACAATGGCAAGTGCCTCATCTTTTCCATCATCAGGAACAGTTATTATATCCAACGAATTAATTACTTATACAGGTGTAAGTGGTAATACTTTAACAGGATTAACTAGAGGAGCAAATGGTACGACAGCTGCTTCTCATTCATCGGGAGCTACAGTAAAAGATGCTTCAGGATATGCTGGTTGGAATACGGCTGTATCAGGTGACGTTGTAACAGCACCTGGTTTATGGTCGTTAGATAATTTTGGCAACAAACTTATTGCAACTATAACAGGCGGTGAAAGTTTTGAATGGGATTCAAATCCTACTGGTGCTAATAATACTAGAGCAACAATTATATCAGGCGCACCTACTGCATCAGAATTTAGTTTGGTATCAACACCAGATAGACACTTAATATTTTTTGGAACAGAAACAACGATTGGAACATCATCTACACAAGATCCAATGTTTATAAGATTCTCGTCGCAAGAAGATATTAACACATACACACCATCCGCTACTAACACTGCAGGTACACAAAGACTTGCAGATGGATCTAAAATTGTAGGAGCGATACGTGGTCGTGATGCAATTTATGTTTGGACTGATACTGCATTATTTATTATGAGATTTGTTGGTCCACCGTTTACATTTTCTTTTCAACAAGTTGGTACAAACTGTGGATTGATTGGTAAGAACGCAGCCGTTGAAGTTGATGGTGCAGCTTATTGGATGTCAGAAAATGGTTTCTTTAGATATACAGGTAAACTAGAATCATTACCGTGTTTGGTTGAAGATCACGTTTATGATGATATCAACACAACTCCAAAACAACATATTAACGTTGGACTTAATAATTTGTTTGGTGAAGTTATGTGGTTCTACCCTAACTCAGGTTCTGGTACGGTTAATAGAATGGTATGTTATAATTATCTAGACTCAACACCACAAAGACCAGTATGGACTGTTGGCACATTAGCTAGAACCGCGTGGCAAGATTCTGCAGTATTTGGATTACCACATGCAACAGAATATGATGCAGATGGTACAACTGCAGTAGATGTTAATCATGTATATGGTTGCACCGATGGTGTATCTACATACTTTGAACATGAGACAGGATTAAATCAAGTTAAAGAAGGTGCAATCACTGCTATCACTGCATCGATTGAATCTGGAGATTTTGATATTGGTCAACAAGGACTTGGTGGTGATGGAGAGTTTATGATGAAAATAAGAAGAGTTATACCTGACTTTTTATCACAAACGGGGGACGCAAGAATAACATTAAACTTAAGAGATTTTCCTAATGACACATCTGCTAGTTCAACACTCGGTCCATTTACAGTGACAAGTGGTACACAAAAAATTGATACACGAGCTAGAGCTAGATCGATATCGTTAAAGATAGATAACACAAGTACAAGTCAGTTTTGGAAAGTAGGAACTTTTAGAATAGACTATCAACCAGACGGGAGAAGATAATGGCTAGAATAGTACAAGCACTAACACAACCCAATAAAGAATACGATCAACAAGTACAACAATCGTTTGTAAGAGATGTAGATAGTATTGTACAAAAATTAAACACAACTTTTCAACAAGACTTAAAAGACGAAGCAGAAGCGGAGGCGTACTTCTTTGGCTAATTCATTCGTAAATAAAAAAGCAGATTTAACTAGCACATCAGCTACAACATTATATACTGTACCTGATGCAACAACTGCTATCATTAAATCAATATTAGTATCAGAAGACTCTGGTAATGCAGATACTATAACGGTTACTATTACCGATACATCAGATGCTGTATTTAGTCTTTTTAAGACTAAGTCTATATCAGCAAATGGTACAACAGAATTACTTACAGCTCCTTTAGTATTACAGCAAAATGAGGTACTAAAAGTGACTGCGGCTACAGCCAATCGACTACACGTTGTGCTCTCGGCTTTACAATCTAAGCCAAGAGAAGTTATAACATAGTCTTGATTTACTTGTTAAAAACGAGTATTAATGTAAATTCAGGTGCAATCCCTGCCAAAATAATATAATAAAACAATTGACATATATGATAACAAGAGCTCACATTAGAAGACAACTACGTGCAAAAGGCGGCATTATGAATGTCGTTCCTAGAACAAATTATTTTTTAGGTGGTATTAAAAAAAGATTAAGAAAACTTATACCTAATGAATTAGCAAGTGTTGCTGTTAAAGCGGCTCCTTTTGTTGCACCATTTAATCCAGCTGTTGCAGCAGCTATGGCAGGCATAGGTGGGTTTGACAAAACTGGTAGAGTAGGTTCTTCTTTAAAATCTGCAGCATTAACTTATGGTGGTGGACAACTTGCTAGACAGTTAGGTGGAGCAGACTTACAAGGTAACCCGTTTACAGAAGGTGGTGCATTTAGAGGTGGACTTGAGGGATTAAAATCTGGTTTTAGTTCTCCTGTAACTTCAGGTACTAAAGCTAAATTATTTGGAAGTGAACAGGCAGATAAACTAGATGGAGCAAAAGGTATTTTTGAAAAATTAAAATTAACCGAAGGAGCAGGATCATTAAAATTAACAGGTCTTGGTAAGATATCAGCTGGAGCCTTAACTAGTTATTTTATTGCAAAAGGTGCTACACCACAAGAGGCAGAAGGTTTAACTAAAGATGTTTACAGAGGTAAAGGTATTGGCTTTGATCAAATAAGAGCCGACTTAAATAAATATAAAAGTGGTGAATTAAGTCAATCACAAATGTTTGATAAGAATTATAGATTCTTAACACCTAGAGACTTTGTTGGAGCAACGGGTGGCAGAGTTGGTTTAAGATCAGGGGGAGATCCTTTACCAGAAGATCCAACTAAACCTATAAATCCTTTTGGCCCTAAACCAACAGGACCTGTGTTACCTAATAAAATGGCAGAAATACCTAAAGGTCTTTCAATGCAAGATGCTGTAAAAATTTTTAAATTAAGTAATGATCGTAATCCAAAAAATATGCAAGAATTAATAAAATTTTTTAAGAATAGAAAGTTATCTGCAATGGGTGGCATAATGGATATGCCAACAGGTAATATGAGAAGAAACAGAGCTGGTGTTATGGAAAGAGACTACAGAGACAAAGGTGGTTTTGTACCCGTAGGTGTAAAAGAAAAAGCAGATGACGTTCCAGCAATGTTATCTAAAAATGAATTCGTAATGACCGCTGATGCAGTAAGAGGCGCAGGTAACGGTAATATAAAAAAAGGAGCACAACGAATGTATGATTTAATGAAACAGAATGAAGGTAAGGTAGCATAATGGCTGTACAAACTACAAGAACATTACCCGCACAATTTATAGAAGATCTAGGTAGAGATTATGGAACGCAGATAGCAGCGTTAACATCACTACCAGTTGATACAACTAAATTTGCACCACAAGTTGCAGCGCAAGATGCATTACAAACAGCAGCTTATACACAAGCAACAGATGCAGCAACAGGCCTTGGATCATTTCAACCATTCTTAACTAAAGCAGGAACTGCAGCAGATGCAGCAACTGGTTTAACTGGAACAGGTGCAGGTACAGGAGCAGGCTCAATACAATCTTACATGTCACCTTATCAATCAGATGTTATTGATACAGCGTTAACTGAATTTGATAGACAAGCACAAGCTCAAAAAGCAGTACAAGCAAATCAAGCATTAGGCATACCTGGTGCATTTGGTGGTGGTAGAGAAGGTGTATTACAAGCACAGTATCAATCAGATAGCGACAGGAATCGAGCAGCACTACAAGCTAATTTATTACAATCAGGTTTTCAACAAGCACAAGCTGCTAGACAACAAGACTTAACTAATCAAATAGGTATTTCAAAACAACAAGCAACACTTGGTGGTGGTATGCAGAATCTAGCACAACAACAAATATCTGGTTTAGGAAAATTAGGCGGCGTGCAGCAAGCGCAATCACAAGCAGTATTAGATGCACAAAGACAA